TTGTGGAACAAGATAAGAAGTAGAATCACCAGGATTATCCTGCTGACCCATAAACTTCTGCCAATTGTTCCAAATCAAACGGTTAGGAACAAAAAAGAAAAAACTATCCAGATACATATTATCCATAAATGGAAAAATAGGTGTAGCCAGACGTGCAAATGCAGTCATCTTAAGATTAAAAGTGTCACCGGGCAACACCTCATCCACATACACAGGAATCAAATAACCAGCATCAAAACTGGTTTTGTGTGTAAACTGACGGTCAAAAGCAGCACGAGGAATTTCAGCTTGCGGTATCATCGCAAACTTGTGCGGGTCAACAGATTGATTTCGATGCATCATTGTCATGATTAAAGCTCTCTTTTTAACTGTGAAGAACGGGCAAGCGTTACTTGCTCCTTTACTGACATACGATCAGGCCAAAACTCCAAATGATCACGTTTACGAAGTTGATCCATGTCGAACTCACGCCGAGCCACTATTTCAGAAAACTCGCCGGGATCTTCACGCTCGAACAACGTATCGTAATACTTAGGAGGTTTAACCTTAACGCCACGAACAACCACATAATCGCGTGGATAAACATCAGTCTGATATTTTCCAACCACCTAGCACCAATACCGGGCTTTAACGACATGCGATTGAATTCAGGTGTACGGTCGATAATTTCTCCATCATCAGTAATAACACGATAATGAGCCTCCGCTAAATCACCAGTTACTTTTTGTACGCAATATCTTGCTATGTATGCAGCGCTTTCAAAAGTAACATCACCGACACTAGACAAGCCATAAGGCCATAAAGATTCCAAAATTTTAGAAGTATAAATACGTTCACCAGATCCGGTTTTTTTGTAATAAACCTTATCCGGAAAATCATACCCAAACAAACAGGCATGAAAATGGGGACGCATAGTCCCCTGTGTACCATACTCACCGCCAGCATAAAAACGGACTTTTGATCCGGTTTTTTTACGAAGACGCTTCATAAATTTCTGGAAATCAAAATAACTCAATGACCCGCCAAAAGGCAAGTTAGAGTCATCGTAGGTAAGCGTAATAAATGCGTTTTGATCATACAAAGACGCTTCATGCAAGCATCGCATAGCCCACTGTCTTGATCTCTCAAGACGACAACCAATGCATTGACCACAAGGAAGCTCCAAAGCACCTTCAACGCCAGCCTTATTACGACTTACAAACTTTACCGAACCATCCGAGAGCCGAACAGCCGGCATTGGATGGAAGCAAGGCATTAGAGACGCCAGCCACCACGCATCGGGTTGTGCTGGATATTCGCAGCAGCCACAGTGCGCGTATCGCGCCCAAAACGCTTTGCAGATCGGTGCTTAGACACCGCATGACGTGAAACAGGTTTCATAGTTAGCCTTTCAAAGTTTGACAAAGACACCAAAGGGGTTTGGTGTCACCTAGACCAGTTACATCAAGTGGATCCCTGGTCTAGGTACCGGTTTTACAACCGTTTTACGCATCTTTCAAGTCTTTTGCACGAGCAACAAGACGAGGACTGCACACCTCAATGATTCCAGTGGAATCATCATAGGTACCGAGCTCATAAAGCTCGAAATCGTCAGGATGCTTATTCATCTCATTGTTCGGATCTTGACGATTCACTTCGTCACGAAAAGAACGAACTCCGACAGCAGCAGTCGGAAGAAACATCGGACGGCCAAACGCTTGAGCGGCCGTATCCTTAACAGAAAGAATTACTTGTTGCATTACATAGCTCCTACTTTGGCTTCCAAAGACTCAATTGCTTTAATATCTTCGTTTTTCAAACGCACAATCTCAAGATTCGCCTCCTTATTGATAGAACGCTGAATAGACTGACGCAACTGAGACAAACCAAGCTTCAAATAGTTCTTTTCCAGAACAGTAAACATGGACGTTGCCATAAAACACTCCTTTTTAACGTGCAACATTGCACAAACACGACTATAACACAAACAATCAACAACACAACAAAAAACCCGCCGAAGCGGGTTAGTGTTTTCACCTATAGACAAATGAGTTAGCCTGCGGCAGCACCTCCATCGGGAGTACCCGATGGAGGCTCAGGACGCTTATTGACAAGACCAAGACGCAAAGCCTCTTCATAATTATTCTCATCATCAAGAAATTTCATAAATTTACCGGGATCGTTAACAAAACGCGCCCTAATATCCGCCGGAACACGCAAAAATTCTTCTTGAGCCGTTCTAACCATATTCATAGCAGTATGAAAATCAGGTACACCAGTAAAATCACCAGAACGAGGCATTCGAAGATCAGACGGCAACTCGCCGGTAATTCCAAAACGACGAACAATCGTATTAATGTTCGACTCCTCCTCGGCAGATTGAATAGCCAAAGATTCATCATCAAAAACAATCGCCGTATCGTTAGACACCTTATCAACATCCATGTTATAACCAGTATTAAACATTTCATCGTCCTTTCAACATTCGTAAAACATCCAAAACAACCTTGCCTTCTTTAGAATAACGGCCAAGGTTACCAAGATCTTCAGCAGCTTTAACATCAAAACCTGCAAGATCACTCTCGAGCATCGTCTTAACTGCTAACCAACGCATCTGATTAGTAGCCTGTTCCTGAGTTCTAGTCCTTTCTTTAATTAATTTATATTCTTCTGTTAAATTCTTAACAAGAGCATCCAATCTATCGCCTTCTTTTGGAATATTTTTTATTTCCTCAATAATACGCTTCGATTGGGTCTCAAGATAATTAATATTAGCTCTTGATTGATCGGCCGAAGCTCCAGCGAGACTTTCTTGAGCAACCTTTAACATCGTATCTGCACGAATATTAGAAGCCTGAGCTTCTTTATTCTGAGTATCAGCCTCAATATTTGCAACTTGAGCAGTATTAAGCTTAGATTGCATATAAGCCATACCATAATTGCCAGACATCGAAGCAGAAGCAGCAGAAGAAGAAGGAGGAGTTCCCCCTCCTTGTGAATAAGCAAGCATAGGATTTAATCCAGCAGCTTGCATATCCTTAACGGTGGTTTGATAACGATTTGCAAATTGCTGAGCACTAAATTGCTGAGCGTCTTCCTGACGTTCACCAGCAAAAAAGTTACCAAGCAAATCACCACCTAATTGCAACAAAGGAGCAACTAATTTGTCCAACATAATTAAAAATGATCGATCAAACCAGGGACAGAATACAACGGCATAGGACGAACGGTCTTACAGTCAAAAAACTATCGAGCAAAAACTGCTGCCCGTTAGAACCGGACCCAACCGCAACAACACGAGAAACAGGCGGGTTGTCCTCAATAAACGTACTATTAAGAGTAGGCAAAGAATTAAACTTCTGGGCCAAATGCCATGCATCAATAGTACCAGCAGATGTAGAACGCATCAATGATGTAATCTTTGAAGGTTTATATCGATATTCAGCCCAACGCTCTTGATATCCAAACACTTGGTTATCATTAGAATCACCACGCACATAAATTTCCTTGTTATAGACAGGTTGCTCACCCAACATAGCAAAAGCAGGAAAATAAAAATCGTAGCGCGTAGAACGCGACCACATACGATCAAGACCCTGCTGATAGGTCAAATCAGCACGAACACTAACAAGACCAATAATTACACCATGTTCCGTAAACGATTGAGTGAATCCATGACCTTTAGCCAGCGCAGTTCCGACGCCTGCAAGGTTAGCAAGCGGCGTAGAAGTCCCACTAGCATTCGAGCCCGACGTCTGCGCAATAGGATTGATAGTGACAGAAGTGGAGCCGCCACCAAGATACTCAGGGCGCTGTAAACGAGCATCAGGGCTGATAACACCAAAATGCGCACGAACAATTTCAGTGTAACGAGTACCACCACGGGCGTCCCTTTCAAGCAATTTCTGAATCTGGAAAGATTGACGTAGCTGATTAATAGTAGCCGCGGTAGCTGTAGACAAATCAGCGTAAAGACCAGTCTGATTGCCAAATTTCAAGTTTTCATAAACACCACTAATACCACCCTGAATAGTAGTGGAAGCAGGTCCAGTAGCCATAATCCAGTTGTTAGGGCCATATGAAGGTGTTTTTAACTGAATAATCTGATCATTAGAGTAAACAGGGGCAGTCGTACCCAAAGGCAAAGAAACCGCAGAACCCTTTTGCGGCCACGGAAGGGCGCTAGTAAAATAATCATGGCGCTTACCGCGACGCCGGAGAACATAATTTGAAGAAGTATCAGGACCATCACCTTTATCGACGACAGCGCTGTTCTGCAAATTCTCGTCGCGGAACCACTCATTATAAATCAAATTATAAGCACGCGGCCAAAACGCACAATGAGAAACAGTCTTAGTAAGATCAACCTGACCAACAGTCGGAAGACCCATATAATCCTGTAAACTTCCAACTGAATAGCCGCCAGTAGGCGAAACTTGTTGTGGAACAAGATAAGAAGTAGAATCACCAGG